CTGCCGGAACTCGCCATCTCTTCCGGCACCGCCAGCATCGACCTGTCAGGCGTCAGGCTGGACAATGTGCAGGCGAAGCACGCGCCCGTGCCGGAAGGCGGACGCGACAACTTCCTCGCCAGCTATGCGGGGGCGCTGTTCGCCAAGGGGCTCGACCAGGAGGAGGTGCTGGCGCTCACGAAGCAGAAGAACGCCGAGATGTGCGTCCCGCCCCAGCCGCTGAACGAGGTCGTGCGGGTCGTGGAGTCCATCAGGAAGACTGACCTGCGGAACCATCCCAGAAAGGCACCCGTGCCGGACGCCGCCACCGACATGTCCGGCGTGGAGGTCGAGGCTCCGCAGGAAGCCGCCGAAATCGAATGGCCCGAAGCCGTGCTCCATCCGGGAGGGCTTCTGGAAGAGCTGGCAGACTTCATCGCCAAGTCCTCCATCCGCTCCCAGCCTGCCTACTCCCTCGCTGGCGCAGTGGCCGTCCTGTCCACGCTTGCCGTCCAGCGCGTCAAGGGCGAGACGGGGCTGGTCACGAACAACTACTGCGTGGCGGTCGGCGGGTCCGGCTCTGGCAAGGACGCCCCGAAGCAGGCAGTCGAGCGCATCCTGTACAAGATCTGCCCAGAGGCCAGCGCTTCCGACGCCGCTTCCGAGTCGGCGGTCACGGCCTATCTGGGCCAGCCGGGCTGCAGGCGGGCCTGCTTCGTCCTCGACGAGTTCGGCCTATTCCTCAAGGCCGCCAAGATAGTCAACTCGCCCCGCGCCAACATCACGAAGACGTTCACCGAGCTGTTCTCCAAGTACAGCACGGAATCCGTCCACAGGAAGGTCTACGCCGACAGGACGAAGAATCGCGCCCTGACATGGTGCGGCCTCTGCATCCTCGGCCTGACCGTCCCCGACGAATTCTGGGGAGCCATGCAGGACGGCGAGGCCACGAACGGCTTCCTTGCCCGCCTGATCGTCTTCGAGCATTCCGGCCCGCCTGCGCCCCGCAACCGCGACTTCCGCATGGACATTCCCGAAGACCTGCTTGAACGCCTGCGCGGAATCTGGGAGATGGACGGGGGCGACCGCGAAGCGGCCGCAAATCCAGACGGCAAGGTGGAGTTCATGGTTCCCGCCATGCCTCCAGTTGTCCAGAAAACGCCGGAGGCCCGCGAGTACCACTGGCAGATGACCGACTGGGCCGATTCCATGATGGAAGACGCAGAGGAGAAAGGAAACGGCGCGGCGGCCGCCTGCTGGAACAGGTGCGCCGAGCACGCCGACAAGCTCTCCCTCGTCCATCTGGTGTCCCGCCTCGGCGGGCAGGCCCAGGCAGGGAAGGTGGAGCTTGAGGACGTCCAGTGGGGCTGGGGCCTCGCCCGCGCATCGGTCGGCGGCACGGTCAAGCGCCTTGAGTCCTTCGTCTACGACTCCGACTTCAACCGCTGGTGCATCGTCGCGGTCGAGGCCATCGCCAAGTACGTCAAGCGCGAGTCCAGCCACAGGAAGCGCGATGCCGAGCTTGGGAAGAAGCTCAAGCCGGGCGCTCCCCGCTCCGTCATCGAAAAGGCCCTCAAGGGCGTCCAGCCCCGCCTCGTGAAGGAGGTCATCGACAAGCTGGTCGCCACGAACCGCATCCGGCTCGTCGAGGGCTGGACGGCAACCGAAAAGTCCCGCAGGCCCCTTGACTTGTACTGCCTTGTGAGAGAAACAGAGGAGGACAGCTAAAAATGGAGCAATTCCAGATAGTTGCCGAATCCAATAACCCCAATGGCGCAAATAAGCCCCACGGGTTGAGCGGCGCAGAAGACGCCGGAAAGATTCAAGAAAAAGGCAATAGCCCCAATAACCGCAATAGGACGCCTAGAAGAAGGATCATATCCTTTGACTTTTCTCTTCCTAGTGTATTGGGGTTATTGGGGTTATTAAATATATATATAATAATATCAGATAGTTATATTGAAAATCTGTCTACGGTTATCTCTGCGCCATTAGGGCTATCAGCCCCAGCGCCATGCTGGGAGGCCGCCCATGGCTAGAACCGTCAACACGGCTGGCTCCGGCTCCGAGAGCGCCGAGCAGAAGGCGCTCGTTCAGTGGTGGGGCATGATGCGCCAGCATCTGGCCCCCAACGCCGTCCTGCACTCCATCCCCAACGGCGGGGCCAGGAGCATCGCCACTGGCGCACGGCTCAAGGCCGAGGGCGCGGTGGCTGGCATCCCCGACCTCTTCCTCGCCTGCGCCCGCTCCGGCAGGCACGGCCTGTACCTTGAGCTCAAGCGGGCCAAGGGCGGCCGCGTCTCCGAGAGCCAGCGGAACCTCTTCCCCCTTCTGGAGGCGCAGGGCTACGGCGTGGCCGTCTGCCATGGCTGGCGCGAAGCGGCGGAGACTATCGAGGCCTATCTGGCCGGACGGTGGGAGTCTGACCATGCCTGATCTCGCTCTTGAGACGCAGGGCTTCTTCCCCGGCAGGGGGCGGGGGTGGAGACAGTGGGAAGACGCCTTCCTGCAGGACTTCGCCCTTGAGCTTGGCCTCCGCGTCGCCGCCGAACAGCTCCGCAGGCCTCCCGCCGACGTGGCCCTCCGCATCTCGTGGCTGGGCCTGCGTCTGTCCGAAGGCAAGGCCAGCCTCGCCGCGAAGGCGTCTCCTGCCCCGAAGCTGGCGAAGAAGCCGCAGGCCATAGCCCATGCGAAAGCCGAGGCCCCCGAAGGATGGATGACCTGCGCCAAGGTTGCTGAGCTGGCGGGATGCACCGTGGGCGTTGTCTACTCGGCTATCTGGAAGAAGAGGCTCGACGCCGTGCAGGGCGACAGGGGCGTCTGGCTCGTGCCGGATGATGCCGGAAAGGAGTTCGCGGAGCAAAGGAGGGCCGAGACGCCCAAAAAGGCCCCTGAGTGCCCCGCAGAGGTAAAGGAAGACGATTCCGCAGTAGTTTTGCGTAAGAAGCCGGAAGACGCGCCAGAGAGGCCTTCAGAGGCCCAGAACGGGCATGTGCCGGAAAAGCCTGCGGAGACGGGGCTGGATCTCGGCTCCATGTCGAAGCTGGACATCCTCCGCGCCATCGCGTCTGGAAAGCTGGAGGCGGGCAATGTCGGCTAGCGAAACGAATTTTCTGCCATGGACGCGGGAGGAGGACGCCGAACTCATGCGCCTGCGCTCCATGGGCCTCACGTGGGGCCAGTGCGCGAAGAAGCTCGGAACGAGGACGCCTGGAGCCTGCGCCAGCCGGGCTACTACGCTGAAAAGCGCCGCAATGCGGGCCTGCAAGAAGGCCAGCTTCTGGTCGCCAGAGGAGGACAAAAAGCTGGCAGAGCTCTGGCACGTCCTTTCCGTGCCCGAGATTTCCGAGCGCCTGCACCGCACCGTGAAGGGCGTCTACCGCAGGGCGAACAGGCTGGGCCTTACCAGCGGGGAGAGGCAGGAGAAGAGGCACTGGACGCCGGAAGACGATGCCGTGCTGAAGCAGAACCTCGGCACCATGACCTACGCCGAGATCGGCGGCCTGCTGAACCGCACGGACAAGAGCGTCAAGGCGAGGGCGCTGGCGCTCCAGCTGCGCGGAGGGCCGAAGCCCCGCCTGCCGAAGCCAAGAGGCAAAAACATGAGGAAGTGCCACAACTGCGGACGCCCGACGCCCGACTACAGGTGTTCCAAGTGCTGGGCTAAATTGCGGGAGAAATACAGGTATGAAGAGTGATTTTGCACCATATAAAAAGAAAATCAAGGGGTTAGCATGGATTTGACAGGACTTGCAGTGGTCTGCGCCGTCTCGCTGTTCATCGGGGCCGCCGTCGGGGGAGCCATCGGGACCGCCTGGGCGAAGTGGGCGCAGGCGGCGAAGCAGAGGGACATGGAGCAGAGGATTGCTGGCGTGGAGGCACTGCTGGTCGAGAGCATCGGGCAGAGCACGAAGTATTTCCGCGACGAAATGGAAGGCATCCTCGACAAGATGGACATGAAGAAGAAAGGGAGGAAGTAGATGGGCGTTTCAAATGCATTGCTGTTCACGGCCTGCCTGCTGGGCGCGGCCGTTCTGGGGGGCTTCGTCGGCTCCTGCTGCGGGTCCAAGCGCAGGGAGGACAATGGCCACGAAGCTAGAATCGCCGAGCTTGAGGACAGGCTGGACGCGCTGGCCGACCACGGCATGGAGGAGGCCAAGCGTCTCAGGACGGAAGTTTCGGACGTGGACATCCGCGCAGACGAGCTCCACGACCACTACCTCGACCTGAAGCGCCTGCTTGCCGAGCAGAACGACCGCCTGAACGAATGCGAACTGCTCATCGGCGACACGCCCACGGGAGGCCTGCTGGGCAGGGTCGGGGCGCTGGAAGATGCCGCGAGGAAGGAGGGTGCCGATGGATGCTAGCCTCTGGGTTGCGTCGCTGGCTCTGTTTTGGATTCTGCTTCTGGCCTTCGCATGGCTCAAGGACAAACGGAACCACAACAGCGTCCATGAGGTCCAGCACGAAGTCCTTGACCGCATACGCGAGAGGCTGGAGCTCTTGGAGTCGCAGGCGCACGACATCCCGCCTGTCAGGATTGCCCACCTTGAAGGAATGGTCGCGGATGAGCGCATGAGACGGCGCGACCTGCAGGAGGAAGTCAACGGCACGGTGCGGGGCATGGACAGGCAGAGGCAGAGAATCGAAAAGGTTGAGGCTGTTCTGGACGTCGGGAAGCGCACTGACGGCTCAGAAGCCAAGCTGGTCGGCCTCGCTCTCGCCGACCGCATAGACGCCCTGAGCGCCCGCATGGACGCCGTGGAGCTGGAAACGGGCCTCCGCGAAAAGCCGAAGACCATGGGAGGTTCGTGATGGAAATGTTTGATGTTTTTCTCAGACATCTCAATGGTATCGCTATACTCTGCATTTTAGGAGTTCTGTATTTACAGCGGAAGCTAATCTTCAAAATTAGCAGCGATGTTGAGCAGGCAAAAAACACTGCCTGCCACGCTCTTTTAGATACCGATAAATTGAGACTCGAAAATGTAGAGCTCACTCAAAAGAATATAAGGCTAGAGGCAAGGGTTCTTGAGCTTGAGGCAAGAATGGATTCAGTCAAGCACTGGAAGTTCGTGGGTCATTGGGAGGGAAAATGACTAGAAAGGAATGCCTGGAGCAGGCCATGGGATGCGTCCTGAAAGACAGGAACAACGAGTACGGCAAGCCGGAGGACAGCTTCGGCGTGATCGCCAACTTCTGGTCGGTCTACCTTGGCAGGAAGGTCTACCCGCACGACGTTGCCATGATGATGAGCCTGTTGAAGATTGCCAGAATCAAGGGCAACAAGGGCTACGCGGACGGCTACATCGACCTCGCTGGATATGCCGCCTGCGGAGCAGAGTGCGCCATGCCGGAATGCGATGCAGAGCCGATTTTTAGGCCAGGTGACAAGGTGCAATTCTGTCAATTTCCTCATGCGGATGTCTGGCTTGATGGCATTGTCGAAAGGGTAGAGGGAGGCCACTGTTTCATCAGACGTTCCAACGGCGTAGAAGTTTCCGCGCCGAAAAGGCTCATCCGCAGGCCGTGCGCCGAAGGTTGCGAGGATCTTGTCTTCAACGAAGCCAGGATGCGCGAGTCCATGCCCGGCATCGTTCCCCAGGACGGGCCGAGTGGCTTTGATGCGCCCCGAACGAAGGAGGAGCTTTACGACCGCATCGTGGCCAATAATCCAGCCACATTTGGATGCGCCCACAAACCCACGGGCGAGGAACTGGCTGAAATGGCAGAGGAGGGAGCGCATGGATAGCCCGGACTTCGACCGCGACAAGCTGCGTCTGAACAGCGCCATGCTTTCCGACCCCGAATTCCGTCTCCTGGTCGCTCTTCGGATGCACCGCGACGGCAACGCCATTGCGCGGGTGCTGGCATCAGTCTGCGACCGTCTGCGCGAGGCAAGGGCCAAGCACGGGCGATTCGCTGAACAGGTCTACCATGCCCTGTCGTTTCTGTCTGAGGAGCATGGCGAAGTCGTGCGCGAGATTACAAAAGGCAGGGACGGATGGGAGAAGCGCATGGACTCCGAACTGCGCGACCTCGTTGCCGTGGCGATGCGGATGCTCCTGCGCGAGTACGAGCACCCCGAGGAGGACGCATGAGCCGGAAGAAGCCGTCCTGCCCCGCCGACCGCTGGGAGTCTGAGTCCCGCCAGTGGAAAGCCTGCGCGGAACGCCTCGCCCGCATGTGCGCCGACCGCGTGGGGTGCTGTTTCGACGAGGAAAAGCAGTGCCCAGACGGCGCTTCATGCCGGACATGCTGGCTCAACCGCGCTATCCGCGAGACGGGAAAGGAGGGATAGCATGGGTATTCTTGAAGAAATGGACAAGCGGATCGCTGAACTGGAGGATCTGGTCGAGGCATTGCAGAAGCGTTTGGCAGTAGTCGAGGCGAGGCGTCTGCAGCCAGTCGTCATCCGCGAAACTGAACGCCAGAGCCAAGGAGACAGGACACCCGTTGTGCCGTTCCATGTCCCGCCGTATCAGCCAATCCGCACATGGCCTGATTCAAATCCAGATCCCTTCAAGTTTACATGCCAAGTTGATGGAAGGTGTTAGCATGGATCGCATCGAACAGGCCAAGGCCGACTTCGGCGACCTCTACGGGCAGGTGGTATGGCTGGCAGACAGGCTGAGCGAGGCCCGCATCCTCGTGGGCCACGACCAGTGCTGCAGGTGTGCGCGGTACAGCTTCGAGGAATGCAGGAAGTGCTGGATGCAGGAAGCGGCTAGAGCAGTCAGGGAAGGGAGACATAGCAGATGAAGGAGCGCGTCTATATCAGCGTCCCCGTAGATATGCTGACGCGGGAACAAGCCGTGAAGCTGGCTCATGAGACGGCCGCTCTTCTCGACATGGAAAAGCAGGAGCCTGTCTTCAATCTGGGCCTTGATGCCCCTTGGGAGCACTTGTCGAGGGCGATGCGCCTTCTCGGAGAGTGCGATGCCGTGCTTTTCGCGCCGGGCTGGAACTACTTCCCCCACTTTGTCTGCTCAGTCGAGTTTGAGGCGGCTATCCGAGCGCACAAAAAGTGCCTGTACTGCTGGCGCGATGCAGAGAGGAATTTGCGCCCCGTCAACATGAAGCACTGCGGCGGACCTGAAAGAAAGGAGGAAGAAGAATGACGAACCAGGAACAGGAATGGGCGCGGAACTGCATCCGCATGGGCTTCAAGATTCTGGCGGCCTTTGTCGGCGCTCTCATCGGGCTGGCGCTCGTTAGATGGATGGGGTGGTGGTGAGGCCGTGAGTCCCTGCCCATGCTGTGGATGCGAGGAAGTCTACGTTGCCGACACTTCCGAAGGTGGCAAGACCGTGGCCTGCCCAAGATGCGGCATGTCGGGACCTGAGAGCGTGGACGGTGACGCCAAGGAAGCCAAGAACGGCTGGGAGTTCCTGCATGGCAAGATGTGCCGGAAATGCTCCCGCCACCTGCTCCGGCGCATCCGCGAACTCAAGGCCGAGATTGCCCTGCTGAAGCGCGAAGCCCCTCCGGCGTGAACCGAAGGGGCTTGCAGGTGGGGTCACTTCAAGGAGGGTTTCCCATGAGCGTCTGGGATCATCCATGCCAGATGCCTCTCTCTGTGCGGCAGGGAAACTATGCCTCAAGTGCCTGATTTTGACAAGTACCATGCTTTACGGGCATAATTGAATGCGGGGCTGGAAAATTGAAGAGCGCAACGGGGGAAAGCCATGATTGACGAGAGCAAAATCTTTGCTTGGCTGGAGAAGGTGGAAGGCAAGCCCACTTGCAGGGGCTACATCCCGTCGTATCTGCTGGACGGCAACGGCAACCGCACGGGCATAACTTTCAACTACCGCGGCGACAACGGTATCCCGGCCCGAGTTCAGCCGATGGGCGCGTCAGGATGCACTATCGGGGTCGGCGTTGACCTCGGCTGGCAGTCCGAATCCCAGCTCCGCAACTGGGGCGTCTCCGAAACCCTGCTCAGGAAGCTCCGGCCCTACCTCGGCAGGAAGAAGCGCGATGCCGTCATCGCCCTGCACCAGGCACCCCTCACGCTGACCGAGGCCGAGATGCATGAGCTGACCCGCGCCGAGCATCACGGCTATCTGCATGACGAGGTGGAGCGGGTGTGGGACTTCCAGTACGGCTCCAAGGGCAAGTTTGCCGATCTGCCGTGGCAGGCCCAGACCGTGATTTTCTCGTGCATCTACCAGTGCGGCTGGGCGGGCTTCCGGCGCAGAGGCCCTGCCACGCTCCGCGCCCTTGAGGCCCACGACTGGCCCCGCGCCGTCCGCAACCTCAAGTCTGGCCCCAAGGGCTGGGACGGCGAATACTGGCAGAGGCGCAAGATGGAAGGCGACCTCCTCGCAGAGCTGTGCAGATGACGGAGGCCGTACCATGACAGACGCCGGAGACCTTGGAGATGTCACGATGAGCCAGACTGCGGAAAATTTCGGCTCGATTCTGGGGGGCGTTCTCAGCGTCCCCTGGCTCAAGGCAGGTGCCGCCTGCGTCCTCGCCGGATGCGAGGCGCTGGGCCTGCCCATCGACCTCGTGTGGGTGCTCGTGGGCCTGTTCGTGGGCGACTTCGTGCTTGGCATCTGGCTGGCCGCGAAACGGCACACCTTCAGCCTGTCCAAGTTCGCGCGGGGCTTTGCGAAGATCCCCGTCTACACCCTGCTCCTCGTGGTCGGCTGGCTCTGCCAGTACGTCCTGCAGGCCGTGCTGGGGCAGACCGTTCCGGCCCCGCTGTGGGTCTGCGCCTATCTCGCGATGCACGAGGCCCTGTCCCTGCTGACCAAGTGCGAAGCGCTGGATCTGCCGATTCCGCGCTTTCTCAAGCGCGTCTTGAAGAGGCTCAACGACGGCGTGGAGAAGAAGGTGGACGAGGCGCTGGACATCATCGACAAGCCGGAACGCAAGGATGACGGGGCGTTCAGGAAGTTCTAGGAGGATACAAGATGGCTGGACTGAAAATTGAACAATGGCCTATTGAAAAACTTACGCCATACGCGAGAAATCCGCGCAAGAACGACGAAGCAGTACCGAAAATGGCTGGTCTTATCCGTGAATTTGGGTTCAAGGTGCCCATTGTTGCCCGTTCTGACGGTACTGTTATTGACGGACATCTTCGTCTGAAAGCCGCAAACCACCTTGGAATGCCACAGGTTCCCGTTGTTCTGGCAGATGAATGGACAGAAGCACAAGTTAAGGCGTTTCGCATTGCAGTAAATCGCTCTGCTGAATGGGCGGATTGGGATGAAGAGCTTTTAGCGTTAGAGCTGGAAGACCTTAAAGCTGAAAACTTCGACCTTGAACTGATAGGAATGGAAGACGTGCTCGACGCTGGTGTCGAGGGCGAAGGCTTCGATGCTGACGGTTTTTTTGCAGACCAGAACGAAGAAAAGGAGAAGAAAAAGAAGACGGCTGTTTGCCCTCACTGTGGCCAAGAATTTGAGTTGGAGTAGAATGCAGATACATCTCGCAGGAAATGGCTTGTGGATGTGGGTTCTTCCATCGCTTTTCAAGGTTGGTGAGAGTGGAAGTGTTTCTGGCCGGAACAACGTTTTATGCAATCCCTCGCGACATGATGGCAGTCGAGAGAGAGAGAGAGAGAGAGAGGAAGCGTGGAGATTCACCTTGCAGGCACAAGCACACCATGGAAACACGCATTACCTCCGCTCGTCAGACAGGCAGAGAAAGAATTATGGAAATATGCCTCGCAGGATCGTTCAGCAGACCGTGGTGCGTTGCAGAGAGAGAGAGAGAGAGAGTAAAGAAGAACGTGAAATACGTCTTGCTGATGTAAATATATTGGAGTCATTTTGTTATGTTGATGAATGGCAAACAAAGGCAATTCCTTATCTAAACAGCTTTATGCTTGACAGTGGAGCTTTCACTTTCTTTTCTCAAGGCAAGCATGTTAACTGGGATGAGTATATAGAGCGATACGCCGATTATATAAAAGAAAACGACATTAAGCTGTTTTTTGAATTGGATATTGATAAACTTGTTGGATACGCAAAAGTGTTGCAATATCGAAAAAAACTGGAGAAACTCGCTAACCGCAAGTGTATTCCTGTATGGCACAAATCTAGGGGATTAGATGTTTTTATTGAAATGTGCAAACAGTACAAATACGTGGCTATCGGCGGTATCGTTTCCCAAGAAATAACACGCGACCAGTACAAGCACTTCCCAAGATTTATCGCTACAGCTCATAAATATGGAGCAAAAATACATGGACTTGGATTTACAAATCTTGATGGGTTGACGAAATATAAATTTGACTCTGTTGATTCAACAGCTTGGCTGTCTGGAAACAAATTCGGACATATTTACCAGTTCAACGGCAAGACAATAGTCAAACATAATGTTCCGGCTGGAAAAAAACTCAAGGATTCAAAGTCTGTTGCGATAAATAATTTTGACGAATGGACTAAGTTTTGCATCTACGCAAGGAAATATCTATGAAAGCAGTCGTTCTTTCAAGCGGCGGGATAGACAGCACGACATGCCTCGCCATGGCGGTTGAGCAGTCTGGAGCCGAAAGCGTGGCCGCGCTTTCAGTGGTTTACGGCCAGCGCCATGCCAGGGAGCTTGAGAGCGCCAAAGCCGTTGCCAGATGGTACGGCGTGCGCCACAGGGTTCTCGACCTGTCTGCCGTGTTCAAGGACTGCGCGTGCCCTCTGCTGGCGCAGTCCGGCGGGGCCGTCCCCCATGGGAGCTATGCACAGCAGCAAAGACAGGCATCGGGCGTGGTGGCCACCTATGTCCCATTCCGCAACGGGCTTATGCTTTCTGCAGCCGCCAGCTTCGCCATGGGCGTCTTTCCGGGCGAGGATGTGGGCGTCTGGATCGGTGCCCACGCCGACGACGCGGCTGGCAACGCCTACCCCGACTGCTCCGAGGACTTTTTGAACGAGATGGGCATGGCGCTGGCGCTCGGCACAGACGAAAAAGCAATCCTCGTGGCACCCCTTTCCAGCATGAACAAGTCCCAGGTCGTGAAGGCTGGGCTTGACCTTGGAGCGCCGTACCATCTGACGTGGAGCTGCTACGAGGGCGGGAAAAAGCCCTGCGGACAGTGCGGGACGTGCATCGACCGCGCCGAGGCGTTCCGCGCCAACGGGGTTCCCGATCCCGCACTGGAAGAAGGGGGCAGGCCATGAGCGTGACGTGGGACATGGTGGGCCGCTTCGTGGATGCAGTCTCCGGCATCTGCGTGAAAAGGCGTTTCGCAGGCGTCTACGGGTTCCCGCGCGGAGGGCTTCCGCTCGCCGTGTGGATTTCGCACCGCGCAGGCCTGCCTCTTCTTCTGGCCCCCGCCAAAGACGCTCTCCTTGTGGATGACATAGCCGACACGGGGGCGACGCTCTTCAAGTACAAGGATTCGCATTTTATTGCGACAATGTTCTACCATCGTCAGTCTTCCGTTGTTCCTGATTTTAGCATGTACGAGAAGAAGGACGAATGGATCGTTTTTCCGTGGGAGGTTTGATGTACTACATCGAGAAGCATCTTGAAATTTCGGCCGCGCACAGGCTCAAGCTCAACTACGACTCTCCCTGCCAGTGCCTGCATGGGCATAACTGGCGCGTGACCGTCTGCTGCCGTGCGGAAGAGCTGGACGAGAACGGCATGGTCATCGACTTCAAGCGCATCAGGCAGGCGGTGCATGGCGTCCTCGACCACCAGTGTCTCAACGACATCCTGCCATGCAACCCGACCGCCGAGAACATCGCCAGATGGATTGCAGGCCAGCTCGGCCCGAAGTGCTGGCGCGTGGCTGTGCAGGAGTCCGAAGGCAATCTCGCCGTCTGGGAGGCAGACTGATGCGCGTTGTCGAGATTTTTGACAGCATCAGCGGGGAAGGCCCTCATGCCGGGGGGCTTTCCACGTTCATCCGTCTTGCCGGATGCAACCTCCGCTGCGCGTGGTGCGACACGCCCTACGCCCTGAGCTTTGGTGCAGGCGAAGAAATGGACGCGCAGGCGGTGCTTCGGCGCACTGCCTGCAGGCATGTCACCCTGACGGGCGGGGAGCCGCTTGCCGCGCCGGACGCCGTTCCTCTTGTGGAGGAGCTTCTGCGTGTAGGGCATGAGGTAGAGGTGGAGACCAACGGCTCCTTCGACATCGCGCCTCTGGTGGCGCTGAAGGGGTGCTCTGTCACCATGGACTGGAAGATGCCGTCCAGCGGGTGCCCTTCCGGCTCCATGAGGCCAGCCAACCTCTCCATCCTCCGGCCCTGCGACTGCCTCAAGCTGGTGCTGGCGCGGGGCGATCTGCCGGAGGTGTGGGGCGTGCTGGAGGCGGTCAGGCCGGAAACCCGCGTCTATCTGTCCCCCGTTTTTGGCAAGATAGACCCTGCGGAGATCGTGGAGCTGATGAGGGCCATGGCCGACGCAGGACGCGACATGGATAGCGTGCGCCTCCAGCTCCAGATGCACAAGATTGTCTGGGGGCCGGAAAGGAGGGGCGTGTAGCATGGATTCGCAGAAAATCGAGAACGCCGTGCGGGAGATCCTTGTCGGCATCGGCGAGAATCCAGACCGCGAGGGGCTGGTGGAGACGCCTGCCCGCGTGGCCCGCATGTTTCAGGAGATTTTTGCAGGCATTGCCCTAACTAACGACCAGATCGCGGAGAAGTTCGCCAAGACATTCGAGGAAGACGTCTCCAACGATATTGTTGTGGTAAGGGATATCCCCTGCTTTTCATGGTGCGAGCACCACATGGCGCTGATGTACAACATGAAAATCTCCATCGGGTACCTTCCGGCAGGCAGGGTGCTTGGACTTTCCAAGCTGGCCCGCATTGCCGACATGGTGTGCCGGAGACTTCAGATACAGGAGCGCATCGGGAAAGACATACTCTACATCGTCTGCAAGGCTTGCGGCACCAAAAATGCTGCCGTATACATCGAGGCAGAGCATTCCTGCATGACGGCAAGAGGCATCAAGAAAGACGGGTGCTCCACAACAACGCTGGCAAAGTCTGGAGCATTCAACGATGCTTCAATGAAAGCCGAGTTCCTAAGAATGATAGGGAGGTGACAATATGGCAGACACTGAAACCAAGCCCAAGGGCAAGCCCGGCCGCAAGCCGAAGGGCTACGACGAGACCACGGCCCGCCAGGTCGAGCAGATGGCCCAGTTCGGCCTCCCGCACGACCAGATCTGCGCGGTCGTGGATATGAGCAAGCACACGCTCTACAAATACTACAGCGTGGAGCTGACCAAGGGCGCGGCAAGGGCGAACCTGCAGGTCGCCAAGCGCCTCTACGTCAAGGCCGTGGACGAAGGGGACACCACCGCCTTGATCTTCTGGTCGAAGTGCCGGATGCGCTGGTCTACCGAAATCACCGCGGAAGTGGAGGACCAGGCCGTTCCCGCCGTGCGCGTGAAGGTCGAGGACGCGGGGAAGAAGCCCAAAACCAAGGCCGAGGAAGCAGGAGCCGATGCCTAGCCGCGAGGTCATCCAGCCGCGCCTGCACAGAAAACAGGCCGAGTTTATTTCAATGCAGCAGCGCTTTACTTGCTTTTGCGGCGGCTACGGCTCAGGCAAGACGCATGCAGGATGCTGTGCATTGGCAAAGCATTTCTGGGAGTTCCCAGGAGTCGATGCTGGCTACTTTGCCCCAACGTATCCTCAGATCCGCGACATCTTTTATCAGACTGCATCGGAATGCTTTGAGGAATGGGGGCTGACGGCAGAGATAAAGACTTCGGCACATGACGTCAACGTCTATGACGGCGCAGGGCGCTTTCGCGGAACGGTCAAGTGCAGGAGCATGGACAAGCCGGAGAGCATCGTCGGCTTCAAGATAGGCTTCGCCCTCGTGGACGAGCTGGATACGCTCCCCGCCGAGAAGGCCGAGGCCGTCTGGCGCAAGATCATCGCTAGAATGCGCTACAAGCGGAAAGGCCTGCAGAACGCCGTGCGCGTCACGACAACGCCTGAAGGCTTCCGTTTCACCTACCAGCAGTTTGTGCGCCAAGTCAGGGAGCGCCCGGAGCTTGCAGGCCTCTACGGCATCGTCCACGCCTCCACATGGGATAATGCGGCCAACTTGCCCGATGATTACATCCCGAGCCTCATGGCCTCCTACCCTGCCCAGCTCATCGAAGCCTACATCGACGGGCAGTTCGTCAACTTGCAGTCAGGCACTGTCTACAGCGCCTACGACCGCACTCTGAACGCCTCCAGCGAGTCCGTGCAGGACGGGGAGCCGATTTTCGTGGGCATGGACTTCAACGTGGGGCGCATGGCCTGCGTCATCCACGTTCTGCGCGAGGGCCAGCCCCATGCCGTGGACGAAATCACGGGAGCCTACGACACGCCGGACATGATCCGCAGGCTCAAGGAGCGCTTCTGGAGGCACGACGGCTCCCGCTTCGTGCAGACCCGTTCCATCCGCGTCTATCCCGATGCTTCCGGCGGGTCGCGCAAGTCGGTCAACGCCTCCACCTCCGACATTGCCCTGCTCAAGAACGCAGGCTTCGCCGTCTCCGCTGGCTCTGCCAACCCGCCCGTGAAAGACAGGGTGAACAGCATGAACGCCATGTTCTGCAACGCCAAGGGCGAAAGGCGGTATTTCGTCAACGCCAGCCTATGCCCCAACTACGCCGAGGCCCTTGAGAAACAGGCGTGGGACAAGAGCGGGGAGCCGGACAAGACTTCCGGCTACGATCACGTCAACGACGCGGCAGGCTACTACATCGTCCGCGACTTCTCCTGCGCGAGGCGCGGGACTTCCGTCTCTACAACGTCAACCCTGCGCTGGTGAGCGCAGAAAGGAGCACCGCCATGGACATTTCCGCATCGGCCTCCAGCCAGGTCGCCGCTTCCGTGGACACCGTAAGCCCCGAGTTTCTGGCCCAGCGCCAGAGGATGAAAATCTGCGCCGACCTCTATGCCGGAGCCGAAGGCATGAGGCAGGCAGGCGTGGAGTACGTCGAGCGCGGGGACGGCGAGAGCGCCAAGGCATACGCGACCCGCCTTGCCCGCCCTGCCCTGCTCAACAGCTTCAAGCGCACCATCGAATACATGCGGGGGCAAGTCTTCCAGCGCAACGTGAGCCTTGGCGAAGATGCCGGAGAAGCCTTCGAGGCATGGGCCGAGAACGTTGATCATCAGGGGAACAACCTCACGACGTGGGGTGCCAAGACCTTCGAGGCTGGCCTGCGGGACGGTGTTGTCTTCGTGCTGGCCGACTACTCCCGCGTTCAGCTCCGCACCGCCGAGAGCGGGGCCGTGGAATGGCTGGACGAAGCCACGGGCGAGTGGAGGCCCAAGACCCAGCAGGCAGACGCCGAGCAGGGCTGGTCGCCCTACCTCGTGCGGGTCGAGGCCGGAGACGTGCTGGACGTGTGGACTGAGACGCAGGACGGCAGGGATACCGTGACCCATTTTCGCTACATGGAGCACGGGCTGGAGCCGTCGCCTCTCTCCGTTTGGAGCAGGCAGGATGTCTGGCGCATTCATGCGTGGTGGGCAGACCGCTGGCAGAAGTACGTCAAGCACGGCGTCTCTGGGCAATGGGAGCTTGAGACAGAAGGGCCGAACCAGCTTGGCATCGTCCCCGTGACCGTCTTCATGCCGGGGGAGCAGGCGGGGCCGAGTTCTGCCCGCCCTGCCCTTGCCGACTTGGCAGATCTCAACCGCAGGCACTGGGCCGCGTCATGCGGGCATTGCGAACTCATGGAGTACGTCCGCAGGCCCGTGTGGTTCGGGCGGGCCATTGGGCGCATCCGCAACCCCGACGGCACGGAAAGCGATGTGGTGGTCGGCGCTGGGCGCATGATTTCAGCCGAAGACCCGCAGGCCGACCTCAAGTCTGTTGGCGTGGACAGCGCGGCCGTCACGGCTTCGGCGCAGGAGCTGGAAAGCCTGAAAAACGAAATGGCGATGTACGGCCTGCAGCTTCTCCAGCCGAAGAACGGCAAGCAGACGGCGACCGAGGTTGACCGCTCTGCCAGCGAGAACAACTGCACCCTCGCCGCGTGGGCGCTCAAGTTTCAGGACGCGCTCGAAAACTGCCTGCACGACGTGGCCCTGTGGTGGGGCATGGATGACGGGCCTTCCTGCTCCGTGAACAACGTCTTCAGCAGGCAGGCGAAGGACGATTATCTGCTGGAGATGTACCGCGCCGGAGCCGTGTCGCTGGAGAGCTATCTGTCCCTGCTCAAGCAAACTGGCACCCTGCCGGACGATTTCGACATAGAGGCCGAAGCCGAGAAGACGGCGCGGAGCACCATGATGAACGGCGCTTCCACGGGCATCGCGTCTTTGGCGTCCATGCTCAACGGAGGGAAGCCGAAGGAGCCGGAGCCGGAGGAGCCGAAGCAGAGCGCCCCGCAGGAGGAGCAGGAGGCCTAGCCCGTGACGGACTATGAAGCCTATCTGATAGCGCGGGGCCAGCTCTGGAAGCAGGAGCTTGAGGCCTTCGATGGTTCCGTGGTCGCGGAGCTTCTGCGCTCCATGCGCCAGATCAGGCGCGAGGTCGAGGCCCAGATTGCGGAGCTTGACCTCTCCAGCCCCGCCGACCTGCTGGACAAGGAACGGCTGGAGCGCCTTGAGGCGTGGATTGATTCCGTGACGGCCGCCGCGTCTTCCATCACGGAGGGCATCGCCGTCGAGGCGGGCATCAGCTCCGCGCTAGCCTCCGCAACGGCCACCGTTGCCATGCTCAACCTCGACGGGGCCATCTCCGCTTTCCGCGACGTGGGCCTGACGCGGGAGCAGGTGGCCGTGTGGTACGGCGAGACCGCCGAGCTGGTGGACGGCTACACCATGGGACGCCTTCTGGGCGGGATGCAGATGCACGCCAAGCAGACTATCCTCGACAGCTTGCGGGCCAGCGTCACTATGGGCGAGAGCGTCAGGAAGTCCGTGGACAGGCTCCTGCGGGACGCCATGGAAGCAGGCTTCGGCATGACGGAGCGCGGGGCCGTCTCAATCGTCCGCACTGCAATTCAGGCTGGAGCAGTGCAGGCGATGGACAAAGTCTACAGGGAAAACCGCGACCTGATAGCGAAATGGAGATGGGTTGCAAAGCTTGACAATCGTACATGTCCGCAATGTGCGGCGAATGACGGAAAAATCTATGAATTTTCAGATGAATTAAAGCTCCCTGCACATATTCGTTGCCGATGCAATGCAGCGCCGGTTCTGAAGAAATATATCGACATGGGCATTCCAGACAGGGACGTGCAACGCCTCTCCCGCAACTGGATTGAGCGCGAGAAAGGAAACATCGACATGGGCGGGCGCAAGATCCTCGACGTCCAGCAGACCGACCGCTGGTTCGGGGAGTGGTTCCCGCATCTTCGGCCCGACCTTCAGGATTCCATTCTGGGGCCGACGAGGGCGAATGCGTTGAGAAACGGGAGCATTTCGTGGAGCGACCTGACCGACAAGGACGGAAAGTTCCGCACTCTCAAGGAGTTGGGACTGTCCCGAATTGACAGGCGTTCCGGCAAACAGTAAAAAAACAACCAGAAACGGCTCAAAGGAAGAGATTTCCGAGCTATGATGGGGCGAGAGGCCCCAAGGAGAAAAATCGAATATGGGAATTGAAGCACAGCTCGACACCGTGGAAGGGCTCGACCAGAACATCGCCCCCCTCTATGTGCAGGACTCGGCCTCCGGCAAATGGCGTCTCGACGTCAACGGCGGCTTCAAGACGCTTTCGGAGATCGAAGGCTTGAGTTCGGCGCTGGGGAAGGAGCGCGGCAGGGCAGACGCCGCCGAGAAGGCGCTGAAGGCTCTGCAGGCCAAGTACGACGGCTTTGACGTAGACGCCGCCAGAAAGGCTATGGATCAGGTGGCCCGCATGTCCGAAGACCAGAAGGCCCGCGAGGCCCAGTGGGAGCAGAATGTGCAGCAGAGGCTCGGCCCCGTCCAGAAGGAGCGCGACGAACTCGCCGCGAAGCTGAAGGACGCCGAAGCCCGCTACGACTCCATGCTGGTTGACCGCGCCCTGGCCGATTCGGCCTTCATCCGCGACAAGGTGTCCAAAGACCCCATCCACCAGAGCTACGTCCGCGAGCACTTCCGCTCCGCGTTCAGGGTCGAGGACGGCCGCGTG